AACAAATGGAGCCAGAGAAACTTGGTGGCAAACTCAATCCAGAGTTTGTGGAGTTCCTAATGGGGTATCCTATGGGGTGGACAAATATAGAGCCAAGCGAATAAAAGCTCTAGGTAATTCTATTGTGCCACAAATTGTAAGGCAGATAGGGTTAGCAATTAAGGAAGTAGAAAATGAATGATATTGATACAATACAAGTTATACGTAAACACATAAAAAAAGAAATAGATAGTGTTAAAGAACATCTCTGTTATGGTATAGACAGCCAGGAACAATTGCTCTATGCTAAAGGTAAGCTCAACGCATTGGAAGCGTTGCTTCAGGATCTAAAAGACCTGCAAAATAGAGAGGAAGTATATGACGACTTTAATCAAGCCAAAACGTTATCAAAAAAATGACGTTCAAGTTCCGAAGGGACCAAAAGAAACTGAGGAATATCTAAAAATAATACCAAAACCAGTTGGATACAGACTTTTAGTAAGGCCTTATGAGGGCAAAGAAAAAACTGAAGGTGGTGTATACATATCTGATACAACAAGAGACAACATACAAATGACTACTGTAGTTGGTTTAGTAATTAAGATGGGTGATCTATGTTACAAAGATAAAGAAAAGTTTCCAACCGGACCTTGGTGTAAAGAGGGACAGTTTGTTGTCTATGGGCGATATTCTGGAGCTCGATTCAAAACTAAGTACGGAGAACATCGTATATTAAATGATGATGAAATTATCGGTACTATTGCTAAACCCGAGGACATCCTCGCATTATTCTAAGGAGTAATTATGTCAGTAAATGAACATGTAGAGTTAGACACTGATGGTTTACAAGATCAAAAACTAGCAGTGCCAGAACAACCTAAAGAAGAAAAACTCGAACAAGTTGAAGTAGATTTAGGTTACACTGATCACAGTAAAAACGAAACAAAAACAAAAGTTGTAGAAAAAAAAGAAGAAACTGAAAAAGACAATCTATCTGATGTATCAGATAATGTGCAAAAAAGAATTGATAAACTAACTAGAAAATTTAGAGAAGCTGAAAGAAGAGAAAAAGCTGCTTTAGATTATGCAAAAGGTTTACAAAACAAATATGCTGGTCTTGAAAAAAATTCAAAAGTACAAGAAAAAACTTATATTGATGAGTTTGATGCAAGAGTAGATGCACAAAGAGAACAAGTAAAAGCGAAATTAAAAACAGCGATTGAAGATAATAATACTGATAAAATTATGGAAGCTAATGATGAGCTTACTCGTTTAGCAGTAGAAAAAGAAAAAGCAAGAATCAAAAAAACAGAGATAGAAACAGAAACAAAACAAGAGCCTCAACAACAACCTCAGCAGGCACAGCAACCTGCTCCTAGACCTTCAGCCGCTGCTGAAGCTTGGGCACAAAAAAATGAGTGGTTTGGTAATGATAGAGTTATGACATCAGCAGCTTATGCCATACATGAAGATTTAGTGTCACAGGGGTTTGACCCAGAGTCATCTGAGTATTATAATGAAATTGACAAAAGTATGCAGGAAAATTTTCCTCATAAATTTGCTAGTGAAAAGAAGCCCGTTCAAACTGTTGCTTCAGCTGGAAGAAAACAAGAAGGACGCAGAACAGTGACTCTCACCAAGTCACAGCAAGCAATTGCTAAAAAATTAGGGGTGCCACTAGAAGAATACGCTAAATACGTGAAGGAGTAAAAATATGATAAAAGCAGAAAATAATAGAACCTCACGCGCGTCGCAAGAAAGAAAAGATAGACCAAAAGCTTGGACGCCTCCATCAAGTCTGGACGCACCTCCTGCACCGAAAGGATTTGTACACAGATGGATTAGAACCGAAGTAATGGGTCAAGAGGATACAGGTAATGTATCTAAAAAACTCAGAGAAGGTTGGGATTTCGTAAGAGCCGAAGAAATAAAAAATACTTTAGGTGATCACGATTATCCAGTAATTCATAAAGGACAATATCAGGGGTTAATTGGGGTTGGTGGCCTTGTGTTGGCAAGGATACCTGAAGAAATGGTCGAGCAACGCAAGAAGTATTTTCAAAATATTACTTCTGACCAAGTTAAAGCCGTTGATAACGATATTCTAAGGGAACAACGACCAGAGATGCCTGTCAATATTGATAGACAATCTCGTGTAACTTTTGGTGGTGGTCGTAAGTCCTAGACTAAAGACAACTGCCGTATTTGTTTAACAAGCCTATTTTTTTTACAAGGAGGTAAAACATGGCAAACGTAAGTGAAAAATTTGGTCTCAGACCATACAAGACACTTGGAGGACATGCATGGAATAACCAACAGAATAGGTACACTATATCAAACAACTACGGAACAGCAATTTTCCAAGGCGATTTAGTGATACCTGCAACTGATGGTGACATCGAAAGACATACTGCTGGAAACGGACAAGCTGTTTTAGGTGTATTCAACGGATGTTTCTATACTGATCCTACAACAAAAAAACCAACATTTAGTAATTATTATCCTGGTAGCATTGCTGCTGATGATATTGTTGCTAATGTTATTGACGATCCACAAACTTTATTTTTAATTGATGCTGATGCAGCTTTTACTAGAGCTGGTTTGTTTACTAATTATTCTGTAACAAACGTGACTGGTAATACTGACACTGGTATCTCAAAAGTACAGTTAGATGTATCTGAGGTGAGCACATCATTTAGTTATGTATTACAAGCAGTAGATATTTCACAAGATGTGAATAATGAAGACACTGCAAATGCAAACGCTAATGTTGTTGTTCGTATTAATAACCATTTCTATCAGCAAAATAATAATGCTGATACTGGCGTATAAGGGGGTAAATTATGGCTATATCAAGATCACAACTCGTCAAAGAATTAGAGCCAGGTTTAAACGCTCTCTTTGGCTTAGAATACAATAGATACGAAAATGAGCATGTTGAAATATTTGCATCTGAAGCATCTGACAGAGCTTTTGAAGAAGAAGTGATGTTATCAGGTTTCGGAAGTGCTCCTGTTAAAGAAGAAGGTTCTGGTGTAACATTTGACCAAGCAACAGAATCTTTTACAGCAAGGTACACTCACGAAACTATTGCAATGGCATTTGCTATAACTGAAGAAGCAATTGAAGATAATCTATATGATAGATTAGCTGCAAGATATACAAGAGCTTTAGCAAGATCAATGTCAAATACTAAGCAAGTTAAAGCTGCTAATGTTTTAAACAATGCTTTTAACTCAAGTTTCGCAGGTGGTGATGGTAAGGAGCTTTGTGCAACTGATCATCCTTTAGCTAATGGTGGTACTTTCAGAAATGAATTATCAACTGCAGCTGATTTAAGTGAAACTTCTTTAGAGCAATCATTAATTGATATTGCAGCTTTCGTAGATGAAAGAGGACTTAAAATTGCTATGCAAGGTATTAAATTAATAATTCCAAAAGAATTACAATTTACTGCTGAGAGAATTTTAAGATCTCCACAAAGAGTCGGTACAGCTGATAATGATATTAACGCTATGGCTTCTATGGGTATGATACCACAAGGTTATAGAGTAAATCATTATTTAACTGATACTGATGCTTTTTTCATAATGACCGATGCACCTAACGGCATGAAGATGTTTGTTAGAAGCCCAATCAAAACTGCTATTGAAGGTGACTTCGATACTGGTAATGTAAGGTTCAAGGCAAGAGAAAGATATTCTTTTGGATTTTCTGATCCAAGAGGTATATTTGGCTCACCTGGTGCAGCATAAGTTTATTTCTCCAATGTAAACTGAAAGAGGGGGACTTACATAGTCCCCTTTTTTTATGTATACTGAAATTACCAAGAATTATAAACTGATATAGACTGGCTTGGCAGACCCCCTAGAGGACTATATCTTTTAACTAGGAGATAAAAATGGCAGTACATTTTACAGGACCTATTTTGTTTGCAGGAAAAGACGGAACAAAAAAATGGTTTGAAAATTTACCAATAGACAGAAACCCTGATTACATAGCATATATGGATGACTTTGACAGAATTGGATTTGATTCAAATACTGGACATAGATGGACAGTTGTAAAAGATTCAGGTGCGTCTGTTGCAATAGTAGCAGACACAGTTGGTGGTGAAGTAGCTTTAACTTCAGCAGGTACAACAGATAACGATGGTGCATCAATTCAAAAAAATGAAATTTTTGCAGTACAATCAGGAAAAGATTTATGGTTTGAAGCAAAAGCTAAATTATCTGATGCTGACCAGATGGATTTTTGCATAGGTTTTACAGTAAACTTTGCAACTAACCCAGAAGCTATGTTATCAGCAGCTGATAGAATAGTATTTCAAGTAGACGATGGGGATGCTTCTATTCTTTGTAAAACTGAAAAAGATGGTACAGAAACTTCAACTGATTCAGGTATTGATTTTGCAGATGATACTTATAGAACATTAAGTATTAGAGTTCAAAGCACTGGCAAAGTAGATTTCTTTATAGATAGAAGTTTAGTTGCTACACACACAGCTAATATTCCTGATGATGAAAATTTAACTATTGCAGCAATGTCAATTTCAGGAGATGCCACAGGAACTAAAGCAACAACTTTAGATTATATGTTTGCAGCTTCAGATAGATAAGGAGATAAATTATGGGTTTACAACTACAAGTTAAAACCTTTAAACCAGCAGCAGCCTCAACGACAAGTGTGGCCGCTGCTCAAACTCTTGGAAGCGCTGGTAATTTGACTTTAGCATCAGCAGCATCCACTGGAGCTTATGCAGGCACAAATGTTGGTTCTACTATTAGTTTAACTTCTACTGGAAATATATCTGCTAGAACATTTACTGTAACTGGAACTGATGCCTCTGGCTCTACTATTACTGAAGATATTACTGGACCTAACAACAATACAGTCACTGGTAGTGTATTCTTTTCTACAGTTACACAAATAGCAGTAGATGGAGCAGTAGGGACAAATACTTCTGCTGGTAATGGTGCAGATACAGTTGGAGCTATATTTACTGGAGCAACAAGAGTTAAAGGTGCACAAATCACTACAGGAGGAACGATAGCAGATATTAGTTTTAAAGAGTCTTCTCAAACAGGAACTACTAAATTTTTCTATACTGTGGCTACTACCACAAAGGATTATATTGAGCCTTACATACCTGATGAAGGTATTTTGTTTAGAGAGGGAGCTTTTATAGATTTGCCTTCAGGTAGTGTTGTAAGTGCAACAGTATATTATGGATAGTTATACAGCAGAACTTCTTGGTTTCAAAGAAGGTGGTATGCCACCTAAAACTAAGAAATATTTTAGGTCTACAGAGTCTGGAGCAGGGATGACTAAAGCTGGTGTTGCAAAATACCGAAGAGATAATCCAGGTTCCAAACTCAAGACTGCTGTGACTGAGAAAAAACCAAGTAAGTCTAGACAAAAAAGAAGAAAGTCTTATTGTT